GAAAAAAACAAGGTAATTGAAAATGGCTGATACATACACTCCTACATCTGGTATGAAGGCTGCTGCTCGTCGTGCTTTAAAATGGAAAGCAGATGGCAAAGCCAAGGGAGCGGGAACTCCAGTAGGCTGGGGTCGTGCAACTGATATTGTTAATGGATCAGTAATGTCTCTTAGCACTGTTAAAAGAATGTATTCTTTTTTCTCACGTCATGAAGTAGATAAAAAAGGCAAAGGTTTTTATGATGGTCCAGAGTTTCCATCTAATGGAAGAATTATGTGGGATGCTTGGGGTGGAGATGCAGGTTTTTCATGGAGCCGTGGAATTGTAGAAAGAGAAAAGAAAAAACTAGAAAAAGTTTGGCAGGGAACTGCCTTTGATCTAAGAAAGTAGGGGGTAATGGAAAATTTAGAAAAAAATGAACTACTTCAACTGATAAGATTTTATAAACAAAAACTATCTGACGTAGAACTAGAGTCGTTAAAACTACAACTTGAGGTTAATAAACTTAACTCTATGGTTTTAAGTTTAAGCCAAGAACCAGTCAAAAAAACTAAATAGCATGGAATATTTATTAATTATAGGCTTGACATTGCTGTCTTATTGGTCTATAATTAAAATATCAAACAAAAGAAGAATGATATTTTTAAACAAAAATAAATATAGACAAAGTTCTATTTACGAAATGGTTAAAGATGTTGTTCCAAAGCAAAGGTTTGATAAGCCTAAAGTTATAACGCAATCTCAAAGACATATTCAAAAAAATATGTTAAGGGTCGTAATAACAGAAGGAAGTGCATACTGGATATTGAATAATGTTTTTTATACTGCAAATGCTATAAATGGCAGAGTAGATGAAGAAACAGTAAAGCCATTAGATATTGAAAATATGCCAACAAAAGAATTAGATAAGATGTTATCAATACTTGATGACTTAAAACAAGGGGTAGGACCAAATGATAGTAGCGGTACAGGGAACAAAGGAATTTAACGACTATAACGTATTCCTTCGTGCTATGAGTGTTGCATTATCTGGTATGAAAGATGGAGATAATGATTTTATTATTTACTCTGCTGGCCCATCAAGAATAAATCACTTTGTTTCAGAGTTTTCTAATTTATCTGAACGAGGTATGAAGGCAAGAGGCAAAAAAATTAAGTTTTATAATGCTGCACCAATATGGTTAAGTGAAAATATAAATCAAATTAATTATTTTGCTTTTTTAAGTCGTCCAAAAGAATCAAAATCAAAATTGGTTCTAGTTGCAGAAGCAAACAATATTGATGTTGGTCTTTTTAGGTATTAGGAGAATAAAATGATTATTAGAAGTTTAAATACAATGGAAAAAATTATAAATAAAAATAACAATCTACTGTGGCGTGGCTGGGATGTAATTGATTTAAAAGAATCAGAGACTGCAAAAACATCTCCCATGGGTATTAGAGTAAAAGATAAATGGTATTTGCATAGAATCTATAAGCCTGGTCGTAATGGTTGGGATATACCAAATAAGTATAAGGATTAATCTTGAAACAGCATTTATGGAAAGACGAAGCCTTATGTTTAGGAATGGAAAACAACGCATTTTTTGATAAGTATGAAGATCATGAAGGATCTAGAAAAGATGTTGACGCACTTTGTAAACAATGTCCAGTAAAAAAAATATGTTTTGCAAACGGTATATCTGGAAAAGAGTGGGGCGTCTGGGGTGGAGTATACTTAGAAGGTGGAGAAGTTTCAAGAGAATTTAATAAACATAAAACGAAACAAGACTGGTCAATTACCTGGCAATCTTTAACAATGGAGTAAAGATGTATACAGATATTATGCGTAAGGCTGTACATTCAATTACACCGCCTAAAGGGTTTGGTGTTGAGATTATTGACAACGAGCACTTTCTTACTGTAAAATTAGATGAAAAAAAATTTTTGCACATGGGACATGATGATAAAATATCAGCCTTACAATACGTAGTAAAATTAAAAAAGGCTTTAGAAGAATGTGGTGGTATAGTTTTAGTAACTAGAGAGGCAATAAAGTGAATATTGTTGTTATTGGTGGTGGTGCTGCTGGTTGGCTAACTGCCTTATATGCTAAAAAAATACATACTGAACATAACATAATTTTAATTGAAAGTGAAGAGTATGGAATTTTAGGTGCTGGAGAAGGATCTACTCCACACTTAATTCAATTGTTAAGTTTTTTAGAAATACCATACACAGATTTAATTAAAAAATGTAAGTCAACAATAAAAAATGGTATTAAATTTACTAATTGGTCAAATGATGGTGAAAGTTATTTCCATCCTTTTCCTTCATTTGGCCCAGCATCAAATGACTTAAACTATAGACTAAAGGATGGTTTTTTAGAAAATGAGACTCAGTTTTCTCATTATTGTGCATCTTTAAAAAATAGTAATACGAGTGAATATTCTTTAATGGAAAAAATTTCTTATCAAAATAGTGTTCCGTTTATAAAAAACCAAGAGCAAAAATTCATAACTCAGTTTGGCCTAGTGGCAATTCATTTTAATGCAAAACTTTTAGCAAATTACTTAAGATCTGTAGGCGAAGAGCGAGGAATAATAAGAAAAGAAGGTATTGTAAAAACTATTTTTAATAATAAAGATGGGTATATTAACAAAATAAAAACAGATCAAGAAGAAATAAGTTGTGACTTTGTATTTGATTGCTCTGGTTTTAGAAAATTAGTTATTGGAAACCACTATAAAAGTAATTGGAAGTCACACTCTAATTATCTTCCAGCAAAAAAAGCAATGCCATTCTTTTTAAAATTAGATAAAGATATTCCACCTTATACAGAAGCAATAGCCATGAACTACGGATGGATGTGGAAAATACCAACTCAAGATAGATATGGTTGTGGATATGTTTTTGATAGTGATTATATTTCTGATGAAGAAGCAATAAAAGAAATAGAAAACTATTTAGGATTTGAACCAGAATATCCAAGAAAAGAAAAAGGAGCCTTTGATTTTTCTGCTGGATGTTTTGAAAATATTTGGATTAAAAACTGCCTTTCTGTTGGCTTATCTGCTGGATTTTTAGAGCCACTAGAAGCAACATCTTTAACGCAGATAATCTTTGCGTTAAGAAGATTTATGTCAGATAAACAAAATCTATATACAAAAAATAATTTTATAAAAAAACAATTTAACAGTATTTATTTAAATGAAACTCAACAGATTGTTGAATTTTTATATTTACATTATGTAACAAATAAAAAAAATACTAAATTTTGGCAAGATTTTACTAAAAATAATAGTATGCCAGAACATACTTCTTACATTTTAAACGTTTGCAAAGAAAAAGTTTTAAACAATATTCACGATTTTTCTAAAAACACTCCCTTTGATATTTTTTCATTTTACCATGTTCTAATTGGAAATAAAATTATTAGTAAAAAAGATATGCAAAAAAACTCTAAATTTATATTAGACAGTGATAAAAAAGAAGACTATAAAAATATTTTAAATGAACAAAAAATAATAATGCCTCAATTTTTGACACATAATGAATTTATTGATATGATTAACAGTGAGATATAGAATAATAAGGAGCAAAAATTATTAATCAAATTTTTAAAATAATAACTTGTAAACTTAAATCACATAACCTTGTTGATGCGGGTGCATGTCCATTTACTGGTAAAAACTATTTAGCCTGCCTAAGATGTGGAGGAACCATAGCAAAATGAAAAAGAAAATAATTATATTAATACTGTCAGCAATATCTATTTTTATTGCAATTAATTTATTCTTTGCTTCAAGGCTTAGTCAATTATCAGACTTAGATTTATTTGACATTGAAGAAGACGAATAGTGCAAACCTTTTTACCATACAAAGATTTTGATCAATGCGCTGAGACTCTTGATAATAAGCGTTTAAATAAACAAATACTAGAGTCTTATCAGATACTTAAGGTTTTATCTGGTCAATCCCCTTCAGGTGCATGGCGTAATCACCCAGCGGTACTGATGTGGAAGAATGCTGAAAAATCATTACTTACGTATACAAGAGCCATGATTAAAGAGGCTGGCATTAGAGGTATTAAGACAGACAAGAATGAGGCCAACATAGAGGCTCTGGAGGTCGTTTCTGGGCATCTGTGGGGTACTGATAAGCCAGTCTGGAGTAAGTCATCTCATGTAAATCGTGTAAATATTACCCATAGAGCCAACCTTTATCGTAAAGATTATATTTATTACGCAGAGTTTTATAAAGATACTCAGAGTGAATATAATAAGCCTTGTTGCGAAAAGTGTTTATACTATTGGACAACTCACGCCATTAGGGATAGAGTACAATAGATATTATGGAAATGATGCTTCTTATATTTTTTGCTACCTTGTCTTTTTCCTTTGGATTATCTTATTGGGCTACCTTTGATAAACTAAAAAAGTCTAACCTATTGTTGGCTGAACTTTTTATAAAAACCAGGGCACTTGAAGAGTTAAACTCTCAAGTAAATAATGGCATCAGTATGTCTGACGACACAATACATAAAGAAAACTTTATAAAGTTTCTATCTGACTCAAGAGATTGGGCCTTTGAATATATTGAGACATCTCAAAAAACAATAGAAGAGATTTCAAAAGAGTTAAAAAATATGGGGTTAATCCAACATTCCGAAAGATTGATAAAATTGCTTCCAGAAAAAGAAATAAATTAATGAATTTTTACATTTTTTCTCAAAAAATTGAAGAGGTTCAAGAATTAATTGATCATCACTATAGCGGTATCCTGTTAATATATAGTAATTCTTTAACTGATTTTTTTACACAAATAGCAAGAACTATAGATTTGAATCAAGATTTTAAATACATGGTAGCAGTTAGACCATACTCTATCTCTCCCCAATATTTGTTTAGGATAAATGACTCAATTAATAATATTGATAAAGATAGGCTGAAGATTAATATAGTAAGTGGTGCTCCAGACAATAATAAATTAGATTCTGGCGGAGTATTAGGAGAAGTAAATGATGACTCCTCGCCAATTGAAAAGTCAAATTATTTAATAAAGTATGTTGATCTGCTTGAGAATCCTAATAAAAACATTCCAGACTACTACGTTTCAGTTCGTAATAAATCTATGGTTGATGAAACGTTAAGGCATAATAGTAAGTTGTTAATTTCTTATGAAGATTACAGGGATAAAAAATATAATACAGAAAACAGAGATGTGATGGTTCATATATGGGTAATATTAAGAGAAACCAAGCATGAGTTAAATAATTTACGTAACGAATACTCTAAAAAATTTTTAGGGCCAGTAGTTCCTAACTATCTTACACATAAAGAATTTGAAGATATACTTATTGAGTTAAAAAATAAAAAAATAAATGAATTTCTTTTTTATACTTTTTGGGATGAAAAAGAAAGAAAAATAATAAATAATTTTGTAAAAAAATATAAAGAAAAAGAGTTAATATTAAATAAATGAATTTTATATTAAATAAAAATAAAACACCAGAAGTTAATTTTATAACGAAAGTAGAAGGCTTAAGTCTTTTAGAAGATTGCACTCCAAAACCAGCAAAAGAATATATTCCTCAATGGTGGAAAGATTCACCTACAGTAAAAACAGAAAAAACTTGGAGTACTTCAATTGCTGGAAACATGAAAATTTGTCCATCATTTTCTGATTATTTTACAAAAGGATACATTGTTCCAATGTGGGTTGATTCTCATCTCTACTATGACTCAAGCACTGGAGAGGGTAAGTGGGCAACAGCAGATGGAAAATTTATTTGGGAAAGTCATTCAAATGAACAATATTTAGATTATGTTGATCATAAATTTTTAAATAAAGATTCATTTTTTGTTTTTAAAATTCGTCTACCATGGTCTGTTTTTACAACAAAGGGGTATTCTTTATATCAACTACCAACATTTTTTCACTTTAACGAGGACTTTTCTGTAGTTCCTGGTGTTAGAGATACAGATGTATATCATGAAATTAATATTCAAATCTTAATTCACAGTGATAAAAAAGAAATTTTTATACCAAGAGGAACACCACTAGCACAATATATTCCTTTTAAAAGAGAAAAAACTAAATATAATGTTAGAGAGGCTAATAAAAAAGATTTATTAAAAATATCAGCACATGAATTAAATTTATCAACAAGATTTATAAATTTGACTTCTTATTTAAAAGATAGAAAAAAATAATGAAAGAAATACTTTTATCTATAATCACAGGTTTTGGATGCGGTGTCGTGTTCGCAGCATTCAAATTGCCAGTACCAGCACCACCAGTTTTTGCGGGAGTCGCAGGGATTATTGGTTTATGGATTGGCTATAAAACACTAACACAAATTATATCCTAGGAGGAATAATGAATAACATACTAAACGATAAGACAAAAGCAATGCTAGCATCATACGGACGATCTGTTCTTGGTGCAGTAGTTGCACTTTACATGGCTGGCGTAACTGATCCAAAAGATCTATGGGCTGCACTAGTTGCTGCTTTAGCGCCTGTTGCATTGAGAGCGCTCAATCCTAATGACAAATCTTTTGGCGTACTGCCAAATACAGGAGCAATTTCAGATGCTCTTGGTAAGATTGTGCCTGTTAAGAGTGCACCAAAAAAGAAGACTGCTAAGAAAAAGTAGTTTAATTAATAGAGGGGGCAAATTAAAACTTGCCCTCTTTATTTTTTTTAATGAGGATTAATGGATTTTGTATACATATGTAAAGATGGAATAAACGAAGAACTAAAGTATTCAATTAGATCTGTCGTTGAGAGTTTTCCAGAAGCAACCATATGGGTTGTTGGTGGTAAGCCTGACTGGTATACAGGAAACTACATAAAGGTAGAACAAAAAGAATCAAAGTATAAAAATGCTGTAAAAAATTTAGAAACAATTTGTTTTTCAGAAGAAATATCACAATCATTCGTCTTAATGAATGATGACTTTTATATTATTAAAAAAATAAATAAGATAGAAAATTTTCATAGTGGCTTCCTGTTAGATAAAATAAATCTATATCAAAAACTAAATGGTAACTCTCAGTACACCAGAAAACTTTCAGGCACATATAAAAAACTTAAAGCGCTAGGCTTTGAAAACCCTCTAGACTATGAACTCCACGTTCCCATGATTATGGAAAAAGAAAAATTAAAGATAGTCCTAGAACTTTTAGATCAATTTTTATGGAGATCTATATATGGAAATAAGTTTGATGTCGGTGGCACACAAATGGAAGACGTTAAAGTTTACAATTCTGGACCATTGGTTCTTAAGTCTTATAATTTAAACATAGATGATCACACCTATTTATCCAGTGCGGATAGTTCATTTAATAATATATTTAATAAAATACTTAAGACTAAGTTTAATAAAAAAACTAAATTTGAGCAATGAGTTCTAGGTATTTATCTTTCAATATTGTTGGTGCAAAGTTATTAAAGCCTAAATCATAAGCCTGCTGTTTGTAATTAGTTTTATTATTGACAGACATATACTTGTCAATTGTCTGCGCCAACAAGACATTGTTTGCTTCAAACAAATTAATCCTAACCTTTGTTCTAATTGTTCCTATAGAATCTGACTCAACTAACCAATCTTGTGGCAAGATCTGATTATTAGGTGAAACATTTGTCATAAAAACGGGGAGACCAGAAAGTAAAGCCTCATTCATTGGTAAACATAGTCCTGCATATCGTCTTGGTAATACCATAGCATCAAAGCCGTTATACATATCTTCCCTGTTTTCTGGGTTACCAACTTCAATCTTTAGTCTTGAATCTGTTACATTGGTTACTATTTCGCTTTGACTCCTAATAACTAATTCATAATCTGCTTTAGAGTGCTTTAGCATATTTATTACGGTTTCAGTACCGTTTCTATCTTTGGCTGCTTTCTTTCCAGCAATGTGTAATAGTCTATTGTGTGATTTAGAAATGTTATTGTTTTTTGCAGTTGCAAATAACTCAGGAGTAGTTGGAGGTGGAAGATGAATTACTTTTGTTCTATCTCCAAACATACTTTGAATTGTTTCAATTTGCCATAAACTGGGAGATAGTAGGACGTTTGGTAATGGTAGTTCTGGGTTTGCTAAATGACCAAACAGTTCATAGTTATACTGAAGAATAGTTTTTACTCCCCGCCTATTTGCAAACCTTACAAAATTTTGATCATAAAAAGTTTCACAACTTAATACAACATCTACATCTCCTAAAAACATTTTCATTTGTTGAACAGATGGAAAACCCTGTGTCTTAATACAACTGTATTGGTCATACCACTCTGGATGCTGTTTGTTGTTATTAAACGGGGTAGAGTCAATTAAAAGAATCTTATCAGGACTAAGCATATTAACTAACTCTCTAGTCTGATTACCAAGGCCAGTGTTATCTGATCTTGCTATGATTCCTAGTCTCATTCTTTATACCCCCAAGTTGCATCATCAGAAGTATACTTTCTTGTTCCTTGACGACCATCTAAGTGATAAGAGCGTTTGATATTACCTTCAGGATGATATATCCAGAGTTTGTGCATATCCCATCCTTCTTGATTAAACACCTCATAGGGAGATATATCATCTTGAATTGCTCCATGAAACGTATCTTCTATAAAAAATTTATCTTTACATCTTGGAAGTACAATGTCTTTGTAATATTTTTTTCTACTTAGGTGTGGTCGCTGACTCCACTGTATGGTTTTCATAAAGCCATCTTCTAAGCCAAACATAAGGTGTTCGTGATCTTTTGGTATGAATGCTTCATAATGAAAACGAATAGTATTTGCCTTGTTGTATTCAAACATATCCAAACACTTATCCCAGTCTATTGGCATGTCTGGAGTTAAAGGAGCATCGCCTTCAATATAAAGTAATAGAGGTGTTTTAACTTCAGTAATTGTTTGACGCATCATGTTAGTTTGATGACTATGCTCTTTAAATATAAAGGGTAGGATGTTCTTATCTTCATGTAAACACTTCCACAAAATGCGATTTTTATATTCATCGTAATCTTTTTTACGGTTTTGTTGTTCTTCTCTAAGACCATCTATTTGCATAATAATTTCATTGTCTGGAAAATGAACACGAATATCACTAATAGTTTGTTCTATCATCTTTGTGCTTGGGTGATCTAAAATTACAGATGTAGCCATAACAATTGTTATATCTCTTTTATGCATTTACTTGCCTCATTAACTCATTAAACAAATCTCTTTTATATTTAATCCACCAGCAAACTACTTGCTGCATTTCAGATGTATAATCGTTTAATAGTTCAGGTAATAAATCAGATAAGTTTTGCCAATTTTCAACAGTTTTTATTGAATGCTCACCTTGAAATAAAAAATTAAAAAAATCTGTACGTTGCATTTTTGAATCTAATTTATCTCCTATTGGTAAGCAAAGCATTTCAATTGCTTCATAAAATCTAAATGAATCAATAACTATTGCCCCACTAGGGCAAGGAACAATCTTTGATAAAAACATTTTGTCGTAGTATTGTTTTGGCTTTAATCCTTCTGCAAACCCAGTAGTTGGATTATAAAAAGAATTAGGGATGTTGGGCATAACCACAGCAAGTTCTTGTCTTCTTTGATGAGTTATCTGTCCTGAAAAAAATACATCATACGATTTATCTTGGTACTGTGGTAAATTATTTGATAAATGTTGTGGAACACCCAATGCTAATTTATTATATTGTGAGTGTTTTCTATGAGGGTATTGAATCCAAATTTCAATATTATCATGTTTTATTTTATCAATTTTAAACGTAGCGCTTTCATCTCCAGTAATAAATAGAACTACCCTGCCTATTTTACTTAACTCTTCAGATATTTGATCTTCAAAGTCTACATTTTGTGGTCCAGGAATGACAACAAAGGCTCTATCTACATTAGGCAAAGTTGTCACTCTGTCTGGTTTAATCTTGTTTTTATTAAAAAATTGTTTTAATAAACCGTAATCCCATTTATCAGCAGCACAGTCTTCTTGTTTAACTGAATAAAGATATGCTTTAACATCACTCATAAAATAAGTGTACTTCATGTTGATAGTCAAGCAATGTTTCTTTATATCCAAGCCCCCACAACCAAAATCTTAAATCATATAAGTATTCATTCCATTGTTGCATCATAAATTCTGGATGACCAGATA